CTTCTTGTTGGCTTCCAGCAGGTAACTCAGGTGCCGGTAGTACCAGTTGACGCCAACGGTAAAAATCACACCCAGCACGCCGAACCATGCGGCGACGTCCTGCGGTGTCATGGCCCCGAACGCGGCCAGCGCCACGCTCAGCCAGTAGGCTAAAAATGATGTAATTCGCTCCATACTCAGTCCCATAGGTTTACAGTCTCTGATACCGGGGCCGCCTGCACTTCGGGCAGATCGACCGGCGTACCGTGCGGCAGTACCGCCCCCATCCCGGCCAACCCCGGATTAGCGGTAAGCACTTCCTCAAACACCCCTTCAGTGCGCCCGTAATACCGGGTGCAAATCATGTCCAGGGTGTCCCCCTGCAGCGCAACGACACGCATCAGATTTGCCCGACGATGCAGCGTGCTTTGTCCTGGATTCGGGCAACTGACCAGCGCATATCCCGCCACATCTCATCGATAGTGCTGTCTATGCTGTCGGCTTTTTTGTCGCCTTTCGCGCTGGCATCCACGCCCCTGTAACGCTCGTACAGCGTCGCGGCTGTCATCGCACACACGGCGTTGACATAGTGGAAAACCCGGACACTTTCGCCATCGAGCTTATCGGTCGGCACATCCTCCAGCCGTGCATAACCGGTGTCCTGCTGATACTCACGCCATTTGCTCAGCTCGGCGTTTGTTTCGGCTATAGCGGTCTTGATTGCCCGGCGAAGGCGCGCCGTTGAGACGGTTTGCTCAAGCCGCATTTCTTCCCGTACCCGTTTAGGATCGATATCCGGAAAAAACGGCGTGTTTTTGATGGGTTGCTCGTCTACTGGCACAGGCGGAATGACCAGCTGCTCACGCTGTTGTGCCGGGGTGTTAATTACAAGTGTCGTCATGACAACCTCGGGTTATAGGTGGGCGGTGGACGCCGGTCGCAGGGAAGGTGAAAACACCACCATTGACCGGCGTGCCGCCCGGCGCGGGGCGCATTCTGTTAACTGGCGATTTTTCTCGGTCGGCCACGTTTAGCCGGGGTTGCGCTCTTTGCTTTACGCGGGCGCGATGCCACCGGGGCCGGTTTCGGTTTCGCCTCGGGCTTCGGGCGCAGCTCGCGCTCAAGCCGTTCAATTTCTTTTTTCACGCCTGCCTGACAGTCGAGACGCATTGCTCGTTGCAGGTGCGCCAGCGCATCAGCAACCTGACCGCCATCACGCAGCACCAGACCGGTGATTTTGTGCAGCTTCGCCCGCACCATATCCGGCATGTCGGCGGATTCAGTCAGCGCCAGCACGTCAAGCAGCAGGCGCACCTCTACCGGCTCACCGGCGGCATGAGCGCGCATCGCGGCGAGCGCCACCTCCTCGGTGAACATGTATACAGGTGTGCGGCGGTGTTTCCCTGGCATGGCAAGACCAAACTGAAAGGCATAGCGGGCAATATCCAGCGCACCGGCGATATCACCGGCATCGAGACGCCACAGCATCACCGTCATCAGAATGTCGTCCTGCGCGCCCTTGCCCTGCTCAAGTGCGCCACTGACCCACGGGGCATAGAACGGCAACAGCTCCCGCTTTATCTCGGCCTTGCGCTCTTTTGAATGGATGGTTTTTAGCGTGCGTTGGTCTGCGGCCAGCTTAACCAGCATCTGCTCGTAGGCAGTGGCATGTCGCAGCGGGTTTGCGGCCCGCTGCGTGGTTGTGGAGGCCGAGACCCGCATCATGTGACGTTGTGCGGGACTCGTCATCGGTTACGCTCCTGCTTCCGGCTCGGCTGCTGCCTGCGTGAAGGTGCCGACCTTGATGTTTTCCACCAGGCAACCGGCGGCGTAGTCTTCAACCACAAAATCGACGTTCATCGACTCGTAGTTTTCCACGCGGTCGAGCTTGGCGTTTTCGTCGATAACCCGGCGGTGACTTTCATCCATAAAGTAGATGGACAGGTTATCGAGGCGCGTCACAAACAGCGCATTGGCCGGGAAGTACGGCACACGCACCGCCGGAAGGTTACCGATGCGTTTCTGGCTGGCGATCACGTCAGCGGCCATGGCTTCGGTATTGGCCTGCTCTTTGTTGACGATCGGGAAATATTTGTCGGCCAGAAGCTGACGACCCACAATCACTACCAGATCGGGGTCTTCCTGGTACCACGGCTCGATAAGGTTGTTCGTAGCGTCCATCACCAGGGCGTCAAGGTTTTCATAGTCGCCACCCTTACCGATGCGGATCACGTCTGAAACGACCGCGCCATCGTCATCGGTGACCTTATTCATCACACGGCCCGGCGCTTCATTGCGGTACTTCTGCATCCAACCCACTGCCACGTCCTGAAGCATCGGGTTTTCCGCACGGTTTGACGTGGCGGCGCGCTTCACACCGTTAAAGCCGACCATGATGAAGTCCAGCGACTGACGCTTGGTGATGGCATTGCGAATGCGGATCTGGAAATCCTGAAAACGCGCCCACAGGTCGAGCGTTTTGTAACGAATGTGGAAATCAAAGTTAATCTGATCACACTCGTACTTGTTGGATTCCAGCGCGGCGAAGTCGCCGGTCTTACGCTCCTGACCGTTGGCCGTGTCCGCCGTGCTGGCAATGGAGCCGGTCACACCGACCCCAACTTTTTCGCCCTTCAGCTCACTTACCGGCACGATATTGATGCGGGTCAGGAAGTCGGACGACTCCTGAACGGTGTCCATCAGGGTCTGGGTCACCGACGGGTTGACGGTGAATTTTTTCGACAGATCGCCTACCTCCACGCCGCTCAGCTCAGCGATGCGGGAGAGATACTTATTAAATTTAAAACGGGTTTCCTGACGCATATTTTTTCCTGAAATTTGTAATTAATCGGGGTTCACTGTCTGCCGTTCGCGGGCCCGTCAGCAGTTCGTCAGCGTCGCTTCACCGCCGCCGCCGGTGCTCAGCTCGCGGCGCGGCTGATGACGGCTTGGTGTGTTGTCGAGCGTGGCTTTAAGCTGCGTAAAGTCCTGGCTGGTCTGATCGGCTTTACTGGTCACATCCTTCTTGAGGGAGGCAAAGGAATTTTCCAGCGCGGCGAGACGCTGGTCGGATGCGCTGAGACTGGTCTGCACATGTTCGCTGACCACCGTCACCGCTTCATGCACATCCGCGAAACGGGCATCATCGCTCGCCTGTTTGCGGCCGAAAATGCTTTTCACGGTGTCGCTTAATTTGGTGAAGACGGTTTCTGCCTGGTCTTCGAATTCCAGTTCCGCCAGGGTGGCGACAGATATCAGGTTTTCCGGGGCCGTCTTGAAGCGGTTAAGCGGATTGCTTTTCGCGGTGCGGCAGAACTCCAGATACTCGGTACCGAGGCTTGCCGGGTCATCGGTGACAGCCAGGCCGACCAGATAGCATTTACCGGTGTTGGCAAAGTTCGGCTGGATCTCCATTGAGGTGTAAACCTTCTGGCCCTTGCCAACCATTTCCACCAAGTTGTCGAGCGGCGCGATTTTGCCGAACAGCGCCCATTTACCGTTAAGCGCGGAATCGTCTTCGATTTTTTCAGCCTTCAGCTCCACCACGTCGCCGTAGCGGTTGAATGCACCATCCGGGAGAATGCCGCGCAGATGCTCAAGGTTGATACGGCAGCCATAGACACGGGGGTCGAAACTCGCTGCCATTTCCTGGATATCGGTCGCGCTGATCACGCGGCCGTCGCAGGTATCGCCTTCGACGCCGATACGGAAAAACTTACTTACTTTTTTTGCCATCGTCAGGAGTCCTGATTGTGGGGTTACGGGTTCGGGGTTAGTTTTCCCGACTCAGTACCCTTCCGGCTATCGGTGCCGGATGGGTACGCCCTCACACAACAGCGGCTTAGCGATTCGTAAGCGCCTCATCAGTAGCCTTGCCCTGTATCAATCACGGCGAGGCACCCATGACCATCACTACCGACACGACGCTTTTAAACGATCCGCGACGACAGGCGGCGCTGCTGTACTGGCAGGGTTTTTCCGTGCCGCAAATCGCCGAAATGTTACAGACAAAACGCCCTACCGTTCAGAGCTGGAAACAGCGAGACGGCTGGGACGAAACCGCACCGCTTAACCGGGTAGAAAGCACGCTTGAAGCCCGGCTTATCCAGCTCTACGCAAAGCCGGATTTAACCGCCCACGACTTTAAAGTCGCTGACTTTCTTTCTCGCCAGATGGAACGGCTTGCCCGTGTCAACCGATACGGCCAGACCGGCAACGAGGCCGATCTCAATCCCAATGTGGCCAACCGCAACAAGGGCGAACGTAAGAAGCCGAAGAAGAACTTTTTCAGCGAGGAGGCTATCGAGAAACTGGAGGAGATTTTCCTCGCGGAGTCGTTCGAGTATCAGCTCAAATGGCACCGTGCCGGACTGGCTCACCGCATCCGCGATATCCTGAAATCCCGCCAGATCGGCGCGACCTTTTACTTTTCCCGCGAGGCGCTGCTGCATGCCCTGAAAACAGGACACAACCAGATATTTCTGTCAGCGTCGAAAACGCAGGCGTATGTGTTCCGTGAATACATCATCCAGTTTGCGCGCCTGGTCGATGTTGACCTCTCAGGCGACCCGATTGTGATCGGCAACAACGGGGCAAAGCTTATTTTCCTCGGCACCAACTCCAATACCGCGCAGAGCCATAACGGCGACCTGTATGTTGACGAGATTTTCTGGATCCCCAACTTCCAGCGGCTGCGTAAGGTTGCCTCGGGCATGGCCTCGCAGAAGCACCTGCGCACGACCTATTTTTCAACCCCCTCCTCCCTCGGACATGGCGCATACCCGTTCTGGTCTGGCGAGCTGTTTAACCGGGGCCGGGCCAGTGCCAGTGACCGTGTCGAGATTGATATCAGCCATTCCGCGCTAGCCGCCGGGGTTGCCTGCGCAGATGGACAGTGGCGGCAGATTGTCACCATTGAGGACGCGCTCGCCGGGGGCTGTACCCTGTTTGACCTTGACACGCTGAAGCGAGAAAACAGCGCCGATGATTTCCGCAATTTGTTCATGTGCGAATTTGTTGACGATAAGGCGTCGGTGTTCCCGTTTGAGGAGCTGCAACGCTGCATGGTGGACAGTCTGGAGGAATGGGAGGACTACGCCCCGTTTGCTGATCGTCCGTTCGGCCAGCGTCCGGTCTGGATTGGCTACGACCCCTCACACCGGGGCGACAGTGCCGGATGCGTGGTCATCGCTCCGCCAATGGTTACCGGCGGCAAGTTCCGTATTCTGGAGCGCCATCAGTGGAAAGGTATGGACTTTGCCACCCAGGCGAACGCCATCCGCGAACTGACCGAAAAATATCACGTCGAGTATATCGGTATCGATGCAACCGGCCTCGGCCAGGGAGTTTATCAGCTGGTTCGTTCCTTCTACCCGGCCGCCCGCGAGATCCGCTACACGCCGGAAATCAAAACGGCAATGGTGCTCAAGGCAAAAGACACCATCAACCGCGGCTGTCTGGAATACGACGTCGCGGCAACCGACCTCACGCAGTCGTTTATGTCCATCCGTAAAACCATGACCGGCAGCGGGCGCAGCTCGACCTATGAGGCCAGCCGCACCGAGGAGGCCAGTCACGCCGATCTCGCATGGGCCACCATGCACGTCCTGATTAACGAGCCGCTGACCGCTGGCAGCGGCGGGGCTTCATCTTCTATTCTGGAGTTCAACTAATGCGAAAACGAAACAAGCGCCAGCGCAGCCAGCAGGCAACAGAAATCTCAGTCGCTAGCGCGCAAAAAATGGAGGCATTCACCTTCGGCGAGCCTTCTCCAGTACTCGACCGCCGCGACATACTGGATTATGTCGAGTGCATCACCAACGGCAGATGGTACGAGCCGCCGGTAAGCTTTACCGGCCTTGCCAAAAGCCTGCGCGCTGCCGTGCATCACAGCTCACCGATTTACGTGAAACGCAACATTCTGGCGAGTACGTTTATGCCGCATCCCATGCTCTCGCAGCAGGATTTCAGCCGCTTTGTGCTCGATTTTCTGGTGTTCGGCAACGCCTTTTTTGAAAAGCGCATGAGTGAAACAGGACGGGTACTCAAGCTGGAAGCCTCACCGGCGAAATACACCCGGCGTGGCGTAGAGCTTGATACCTACTGGTATGTGCCAACTTTCTCAAACCCGCATCAGTTTATGCCCGGATCGGTTTTTCATCTGCTGGAGCCTGATATCAATCAGGAGCTGTACGGGATGCCGGAATATCTCAGCGCCCTTAATTCAGCCTGGCTCAACGAGAGTGCGACGCTGTTCCGCCGCAAGTACTACCAGAACGGCGCGCACGCGGGTTACATCATGTACGTGACCGACGCGGCGCAAAGCAGCACCGACGTTGAGGAGTTGCGTCAGGCGATGCGCAGCTCGAAAGGCCTCGGCAATTTCAAAAACCTTTTTTTCTACGCACCGAACGGCAAAGCAGACGGCATCAAGATCCTGCCGCTTAGCGAGGTGGCAACGAAAGACGATTTTTTCAATATCAAAAAGGTCAGTGCCGCCGACCTGCTTGACGCCCATCGCATCCCATTCCAGCTAATGGGCGGCAAGCCGGAAAATATTGCCAGCGTGGGCGACGTGGAGAAGGTGGCTAAGGTATTTGTCCGCAATGAGCTTATGCCATTACAGGACAGGATCCGGGAGGTAAACGGCTGGCTTGGCGAGGAGGTTATCCGCTTCAAAAAATACAGCCTCGAAACAGACGAATAACGTACCTAAAGCCGCCCGCGAGGCGGCTTATTGCTTAATGAAATTCATTCCTTGGGATCATGATGAAGATTTACTGGATAATGAATAACCTCATAATCTAGATTTGTTATTGTATGCTTATGAACACTGTAGAAAACTAACGGATTTTTATCACAAGGATTTATATTTATCGCGCCTGACGCATGAATTTTAGGCGCACCTTTTTTCAGATAAGCAATGTAATTTTCCATTACATCAGAGCAGAGTTTGTTTTTGGTATAAATTATTACTCCACCGCTAGCACTATCAACGGTGCCTGAGCTATATCGTTCAGTTAGTTGTGAATACCCCTTAAACAAATATGAGTATCCAGATGAGTGTTTTTTGGCTTCACCGTGCCATATGAAACCACCCATTTGTATAGTAATATCACAGTGTCCACGTTGGTTAACCTCGTGACTAGCTCTCACCCCTATAAACTCGTTATCTATTATACCTAGCAAGTGAATGGTAAGTTGATCTTCTGTTAAATCAAAGCCCATCTTATTAGCATTTTGTTCAATTTTTTTAATGGCGTTATCTAATAGTTCACGTACAAAATCTTTGAAGTTTTTATATGAATCAAGAGCCCAAGCAACCGCAGTAATAAAACTATTTGCATTATTGATAATGTTGTTTTTCTGAACATCAGCCAAACTAAATCTTTGAGTCATTTGAATTCCCTTTTTTCTTTAACACTGAAAAAAGGAAATACATGATTTTTATAATCTGCAATTAAATGACCAGTCAGAGGATGTTCAAGACAACGGTTGCGCTCTGCATCTACAACCTCATTTATAGATAAAAGATGAAAATCATCATACTCATCGATAAAGTAATATTTCAACTCAAGAAAATTAACCTTTGGATTGCATAAAACTTGAATAGCGACGTAAATCTTCGCATTATTCATTTCGTCATCAAAATTTCTCATGCAACCGCTAGCTGAATGATATATCCTTATCAAATCGGGATAACTTAATAGATTTCTTTGTCTAACTTTATTTTTATAAGGGGAAGGCTTTGATAGCTCAGTATAAAGATACTGAGCTATCTCTCTGACATAATCATCGGAGGCGCAAACTTCACGAATCACCTCTGCCATAAAATCATTCCCCATTGGCAAGACCTTCTTAAACGATTAAATTCATTAAACGTTCGAAATCAATACGCCCTAAGCAATTATTAATTATAGCATAATTAACAGGAGTGCCACTAGAACCGTTTAAATACCTGCGTAATGTTCCCGGTATTATTAACTCAAGATCATCATCCAATAAAAGACTTTCGTTTTGTCTAGAAACTCTAATCCCAATCTTATAAAGACCAACTTGCCCAACCGCCTCAATGCCGACTTGGTTAAATATGTCATCTCTCAGATCTTGGTTGACATCTTTTTTCTTTTCTTGGTGTGTTGTTCCTTCGGGTGTATAAAAGGACAACTCAAAAACTTGGTATTCGTTATCTATGAATGGAGGAGTTTTTTGTTCAAAAATAGAGTCTATTAGTGGGAAGAAATCCTTCTCATTAGAAGTAAAGTCCCCACCTGCATAATCATATAACTTCTGAACAATTACAGACTTTGAAAAAGCAATGCTCTCCCCAATGACATTTCTAGGAGCATCTATCATTATATTAATGACATTATTTGACAAATCAAAAAGGCATACGTCGAAGCACTGTCTTTTTATTTTTTTCTTGGCGATTATTTCGTCATAGCCTTGATATTGAGGAATAGACTGCGGGGGAAGTTTTTCTTTAATAACTTGTTCCCTTACAGAGCTAAATAAAATAACGGCCTGTTTTGCATCACTAGAAAAAAATACAAGTTCAGGATTGTTTTTAGTTGCTTTAGTTAATTGCGTGTCACTTAGCAACAAATCATCAATGCTTAATGCTGTTTTGTTTTTTGTCCAGTCAGCATTGATATTCGATGTTAATACTAACATTGTAGGTGCATCGACTGTCAGTGAGAATACAGCTTTATCCCCATAAAAAAACTGACCAACAAGAACATCATTGACTTTATTAATTAAAGCCTCGAGCTTTAAAGGATCTTTATCTTTTATGTCCATACATTCAGTATGAACCTTGTTGAAGGTGGCATCTTTACCACGTCCTAATGTAAAACCTAAAGATGAAAGAATAGGTTTAACTATAGGCCAACTAAGTCTATTAAAGAGGCAGCTTAAGGACTTATACTCTGCCTCTGTTAATGTCGTTTTCATCTGTGGAGACACAAGTTTAACAACAGCAGGCACGGTTGCGCTTGTGGTTGCAGGGACAACACCTGTCATGATTTACTCCAGCTCCGCAAAAGGAGTGATTTTGCTATGTGTGACGTAACCTTAACGTTAACGTTAAGGTTACGTCAATCGAGAGGATCACATTTCACTGCTCACACTACTCAGCCAGCGCGCAATGCTTTCCCCGCCACGCCTGCCCGCTTTATGAGTCGATTTTAATGCAGCTGCATGAGCACGATGGAGCCGCGCCCTCTCTGGCAGCGCACGGTCAAAACGGGCAGGTCTGGTGCATGCAAAACCATGCACCTGATACATGCATGACTAACATCTACCTTTTCAGGATAATTTTGCCAACTCTAGAAGAGAACTCAATGTTGTGATTAAGAATATCTTCCGGTGTAATGTCATTACAAAAAATTTCATCATAATTATAATCACCCTCAAAAACAGGGCTTATCATGGTCAGTACTTCTCCAGGATGGAAATGTGGCCTTAAAGTATAACCACCTCCAATAAAGACCTTTCTATCTCTTGTCTCAATCGTGGTCTGTCCGTCAATTTTTCCTTCAATTTCAAACTCGACACCATTCATCAAACATAACAGCACAGCATAAATATTTTTTTTATTTTCATACAAAGGTTCTAATTGCTCAACGTCAAAAAATACTCGTAAAGTATTTATTAACTCTAAGAATAAATCTTCATATTTTATGGGATTTACGACCAGATGAGTGATTATGTTTTGTACTAGTTTCCTTTCTACCTCACCAACACAGGCACTTAGCGTGCAAACATCACCATCTATTTGGTATGCACGTGTACTAGAAAGTAGCTTCCTAGCTTTGGCAAGCTGCTGCCCTTTTATACCTAAAGCCTCTCTAAAAATGTTATCATCCAATATTTGTAATTGCAGCTTGATAAATTTCTGTAAGTATGCAGGATATCTATCTCTATTCACATCAACTAATAACCTATCCATGCCAAACTGTAAATTCAACAGGTAATAGCCTCTGGATAGAGTCTCGTTAATAATGCCTTTATCTCTGGCGTTATTATGTGCAACAAAACTACCAACCTCGAACAATCTTTTCGAGTTAGAAGATATTTCTCGCGCAGTAACAAACAGTACTTCGATATCACTATCATTGAAATTACTTTGGGCAACTCTGTCTATAATCTTCTTTATCTTTGCAATTGAACTGCTTTTATTCATGGCATTAACCCCAATTAATTAAAGCTACCGAAGAATTATGAAGCATCTATTGATGAAGATAATATATTTATATCAATAGTAATTAAGATACAACAAATTAAATCAACTTAAGGAAAAATTATCGACATCATCCTTACGAGGGGGGTGACCAGTAGACATTACGATATGTGAAATTCCTTGCCCCAAAGACACTGGCTTATCAAATTCAAGCACGAACACCACGTCAAAAGTTTTACCAAGCCAATAACCACCACCGTTTTCCTTTGGCCGCTGAAAAAACACCCAGCCACCGGGTATGTATCTTTCTAAAGTACAGCCTCTATAAACGATCTGATAGTTCTCTTGGCTTTTACCCATGCTAACGCCTCGCTGTGCTCATTGTTTGAGCCTTGCAGACGTTAGAAGCCAGTTCTAACGCCTGCAACGCTCCTTACTCAAAAGGAATTGCAGAGAAGATTACGGAAAACTGCCGGTTACGAAGTGTGGCGGCGTCGCCAGCTATTTCGGCTATCAGGTTAAGCGCTATTTCCCTGTCTCGCTCATGACAAACACCCTCTGATACCAATCTGGCTATCAACTCTACACGCTCCAACCGTACCCGCTCTTGTAAATCGTCCATCATCCCCCCTAACAACTACACTGTATATAATCACAGTATATAAAAAACTTTGGGATGTGAAATGTTTTTTTAACTTTCAATCAGATATGTCTGAGGGAAATTGTTAGTCGCAACAATGGTTAACCGCGTCCATTTGTAAATTAGCAGTGTTATTTTGCGGCGTTTTCGAGCTGGCGAACCCTGCTCATGATGCTCACCGCCCTGGCTGAAACTGGCGTATTAGCAGCATAAACGTCACCACTTGCTGAACCTCTACGCCAGCGACCACCAATAAACAGCGCTGCGCCAGAAATTAAAGACAGCGCCTCTCCCCGGCTGAGTTTTTCGCCGGTTAAAAGGTGAATTTCTTCGATTGCCCTGGCTATGACCGCCGCGTTCTGCTCTGTAACGTGGTCAAATTTCTGAGCGGCAGCAGGTTTTTTCTTCTTCAAACGCTCCGCCAGCTGTCTGCGCTCGCGTCGGTTTAGTGGTTTGGTGAGATCGATACCGGGATCAGGCTCTGGATCCCCCGTACAGTTATTGACAGAACTCCGAGAGGGCGCAGGAGCGCCCTTAACGTCAACGGCCAGGTCAACGGCCCGCTTCGGCACAATTTTCCACTGCACAACGCGGGTTATAATTGGCGAGCCGTCGCCAACTTCGGTATCGTAAACGCCCTTAACGCGGACGATTTCCTCTCCGTAATCATTCACTGAGTCGCTGCTTTCATACCATGTGCGCACCTGGAGATCGTCACGACGAACAAACGGGCCGCCCTGGGCATTTACATAACCAGCCCAATCTCCTGCGCCAGCTGCGTCATGAACCAGGGCAAACTCAATACTCAGGCCGCGAGCTGTTTCCGCATCTGCCATGCTGCGCAATTCGCGGTAAACCGTGACTGGCGCGCCGCCTACAAACTGGAATTGCCGGATACGCCAGCGGGCCGCCCATGCGGAAACTGCGGGCGCTGTATCTTTGAGGCTTTCGCCGCTTTCGTCGTCGGTTTCATCGTCCAGCGCGTAGCCGTCAATGTTCTTTGAAATGTATTTAGCCACGTATCCGGTGGCGCTACCCTTATCGGGATCGATAGCCTCAGCATGAAAGCGGGCCTTACGGGCTTTATCACTTTTCAGCTCCTGACGCTCTTCCTTGCAGGCATATTTACTTATGATCGCACGCACTCGGGCCACGTCTTCCGGCAACATAAACATCAGCATATGCCAGTGTGGTGTTGCGTCGTGGTGAGGTTCCGCGACCCGAATTCCGAACACGCGGATATCCTCGCGGTGGAGCTTGGCGCGGATTTTGGCCCACAACCCGGTAAGGTAACGTTGGGTGTCCGCCGGGCTGGAGCCGTCCCATTTAGTGTTACGGTATCCGGCGCGGGTTGTTGCGTGGAATTTTGACGGGGCGGTAAGGGTGTAGAACTCACCAACATACCCCAGCTCGTTGCAGATGTTTTCAAAACCACGGATGCGGTTCATCAGCTCACAACGACGGATCGCCGGATTTGCTACGCTGCCGTCATATTTATCGATAAGGCTGATGCGGTTACCCGCTTCGTCTTCCAGCTCCATTCCCTTAAGAAATTCACGCGTGCGCCGTTTCTGCTCACGCCAATCTGTTACGCAACCTTTGCTTGCGTATGCCTTGCGCGTTTTGCTGACATTGCCCAGGGCAATTTGCAGATGCTCGCGCCATTCAGCAGCGATACGGCGCAGGCGGCCCCGCCACCACTTTTCTGAGGCCATTTTTAGAGTAGCCGGGGCCACATCCTCAGCCGTCACAAATTTAGTGGTGATGCGCTCCCACAGCGGCGGCGCATTTCTGAAATGCCGGGTGATGCAGGCGGCGCAGTGGTAAGAGGCGTGCAGGATTTTCAGGTCGCTGCCATCTTCCACCTCAATAGTGCCCAGCTCGGAAATAATAAAATTCGCGATATCCCCCGACAGCAGATCGATATCAGCTTTTGACATATCCGGCAGGCGGTTAAAGCGGGCCGTTATATTTACCAGCCGGGACGCCATAAAGCGCACGTCACCGGCGTCAAAGTGCCCGCCGAACGCAGCGCCGGAAACCTCAGGATCGATCCCGTCGATACTGTAGTTATTCTTAACCAGCTCAAGGCGTGGCAATGCCTTCCGGGTGAAATTCACCAGAAAGGCATTGGCCCGCTCTAAACCGTGATGGCGCTCCAGCTCATCAGCCCGGCGGCGCACGTCATAACGTACGCAGTCCGGCTGTAACTCCAGCTCATGCCGCGCACGCAGTAATGCCGCAATCTGCTGATCGCGGCGGTGCTGTTCTGCGTGTGTCAGGTACGGGCTGGCGATGGCCTCGCGTGGTGCGTTCCATGCATAAGGCAAAACAACATCACTCACGCCCGCACCTCATGAATGACCGCCTTGTCGCATCCTGCCGCATAATCAACGCCATACCATACCGCAGGCTTAGAAACGGCAATGACCTCAGCGGCGCGCTTGCTCTTACCGCCGGCCACGCCCATGCTGCGGGCGGTTGTAATTTTGTGAAGGGTGAAATTACGGTACAGCGAGCCGATCAAAAGCGTGTCGCTGTTGGAAGCAACAACCGGATGCCCTTCTGACGACCGGCGCTCCAGAACAGAGGCCAGCCGATACTGGTCATCCTCGCTAAAACCTGCGGTGTGGTAACCGGCAAACGTACCGTCATACGGCGGATCGCAGTAAATCACATCGCCGGGAAGCAGCTGCGCCAGGGTTTCTTCGTAACCAGCGCAGATGAACGTTGCGCGCTGGGCCTTTTCAGCAAAGGCGCGGATTTCAGTTTCTGGGAAGTACGCCGCTTTATAATGACCGTATGGCACGTTGAAACGCCCGTCACGGTTATAACGGCAGAGTCCACGATAGCAATGACGGTTCAGATACAGGAATCGTATGGCCTGCCGAAAATTAGAGTTTTCATAACCTCTAAAGCAGTTAAATTCTTTGCGAATTTGGTAATACATTATCTTTGCCACAGCAGGCTCATATTCAAAGAAAACTTTAGCGACAGAAATAAAAGCTTCGCTGTTGTCTTTAATCTGCTGATACATGTTAATCAGGTCAGGGTTAATATCCGCAACGAGGTAGCTGGGGTAATCCGTCTCCATCATCACAGCACAAGAACCCGCGAACGGTTCAACCAGTCGCGAGCCAGCGGGCAGGTGCTTTTTCAGGTGCGGCATAACGGCGGTTTTATTACCCGCCCATTTCAGGATGGTGCTCATACAGCCCCCTTGTAGTGCTTGCCTTTCAGCTCGGCGATTTCCTGACAGGTGACGCAGCTCTGTACTCCCGGAATAACAGCCCGGCGCTCAGCGGGAATATCACCGCCGCACGCCTGGCAGAAGAACGCCGCAGGCGCAGCCGGACGGCTACGCGCGTTGTGGATGTGGCGATCACGGTTTTCCTGTTCGCGCTGCTGTGCGAGGTCCATTGAGTCAGCCATTAGTGCAGCTCCTGTGATTCGTTTTCGTAGCGGGTTGCTTCTCGACGCAGCAATTCAGCGGCTTCAACACTGTTTAAACCCTTATTAGTGATATGGGTTGCCAGCGCCTCAAGGCGGATTGAAACTGCGAGCGCACGACCTCTGCGCTCTTCACGTTTGGCTATATCGATCACCGCCATAAGCGGATCGGTTTCGGCTACAAACATTTTTGGTAATTCTTTTTGCATAAATCTCTCTCCAGAATTTGGGCAAAAGAATGCCCGGCGGGTTTACGCCATTAATTTCGTTTGGGGGTTACTTACTCAGGTAAAACACTTTCATGCAGCGAGAATCGACGAGGTAAAATTTCGCCCCAGCGCGCTATTTCGTTCATCGCTTTAATCAGCAACAATCGGCGGGACTGGTCGAAATATTCGAACGGCTTGCCGACCTCATCACTTTTAAACGCGCCTGGCTCGTTGCGGTTCGCTAGCGTCATGACAACGAATTTAAAGTTGTCATCCAGCTTGTTGAAATTGCGTAGCGCGCCGTTCTGCGTCGCCTTTAATTTCTGATGAAACCGGGCGAAGCACTCCTCACCGCTCATTTTCTCCGGCTGCGCATCAGCACAACCAGCATTATTAAACGGCATCGCACCCGCGTTGATTGGTGCGGACATGTTATTAATCATATCAACCTCAAAAAAGCTTTAACCCGGCGCTTAAAAGACGCGGGGCGCACAGTGCGCAGTTCACTTAATAATGCCGACTGGTCGCGGCTGGGGTTCCAGCGCGTGCGGTCGCTTCCCATGATCCAGCCGTGGCCGTAATGCATGGATGGGCTTTGACGAACAAGCAGCGATGCGAATGAGGGTTCATGTTTCATGCTCACCTCACATCAGGCCGAATGTTGCGCCGATGCCGCTGACAGTATCTACAGCGCCAGCTACCGCAGGGTTGCCCTGAATGCGGCATTGCACTGCCATAGCGGCCAGAAAAAGGCAGCGGATCCCGACGTTGACGCTGGACACCATCGAATTTTTGCGGCACTGCGTCATGCGCTCCGTTGATATTGCCCCTGCTGCGAGCTGGCCCACTTCTGCTGTCGCCTTCATGACATAAACCGGTAGCTTTTCACTAGCCAGCTCATTGACCGGCACACACGGCATACAGTGCAGTTGCGCCAGAAAGCCATCAACCAATGTTGAGTCTTCGGTGATATCGGTCAGCAGCATAATTTCCGGCGCTGTCAGCTGATGCGGCTGCTCCGGATTTAATTTGTTGCGCAATGTCTGTGGCTTGATTCCTGCTTTGTCTGCAAGCTCAGCTACGTTGTGACGCGCTGCAAATGCCTGGCAAGCTTCGTCATAGTGGCGATGTGTGGAAACCCTAAAATCAAACATGCTTCACTCAACCCTAAGTGATAAGTTGAATTACGCGTTAAGTGAAACGTCACATTCACTCAATGCCTGGATAGTAAGGGCAGCCATGTTCACTTCGATAAGCCCCTTTTTTTGTTTACCCTTCGGCTTGATAGGAAGTTTTCCGTATTCAATCAGGTTCTTAGCGGTTTCTTTGTTCGTGCCGGTACGGCGGCAATACTCATCTAAAGGCAAGTAGGGTTCCGGGATGACGATTGTAATGTTTGGTCGCATGAGGCAAACTCCATCGGTTAACCTGTACGGCAATACAGGGCTATAAAAGGCAATGTTAACTTAAATCTACAAACCGAATCGTATACTTGATCCGGTCTACATAGCAAGAGGGATTTTAGATTGAGTCTAAATATCGACTTCAACTCAGGTGGCGTAGCCGTCTTAGACAGGGTTATTGAAGCTTACGGATTCACTACGAAGGTCGCCTTAGCTGAGCATCTCGGCATTGCTAGCAGTAGTCTCGCTATGCGTTATAAGCGCGACTATTTTCCATCAGATATCGTTGTCAAATGCATGGCCGACACTGGTGCCACTCTTGAGTGGTTAGCAACCGGCGAAGGACAGCGCTTTGCAAATGAAGAGCTCAATATCTTTAAGATGCCACGTCATAAAATTGTGGATGGTCAGCTTTTCGAAGATGGCTCCTTGATACTTGGTAAGGATGTGTTTTTGCCGGGCAAGGTCGCTCCTCAGGATCCCCGTTGTGTGGTTGATGGTGTTAGCCAACATGTGGTAGAGCAGATTTACTCTGAAGTTTATGACGGTGAATGGTTAGTTGAGATCGAAGGAAAAATTAGCATTCGCATGCTTACTCGCATTCCTGTTCAAAAGGTAAGAATTAGCGGTTCCGGCGTACCTTTTGATTGCGACCTGACAGATATAAAAATTATTGGCCGGATAGTTCTGTCTATAAAGTAAAAAGGTATGAATATAATGGATTACACCAGAGCCACGAAAGTACAATTAAAAGATGAGTTTACCCGCCTCGCTAAAGTCGTAGGCGACGTGCCTTTCGGTACAAAAAAAGAGTTTTTCCATTTGCCTAAAATATTGAACCAAGGCGAGCAACCATTAGCTGTCGCCAGCGGAATGATGAATAGCAATACATGGTTAGTTACCTTAACAAATCAAAGGGTTATCTTTCTTGATAAGGGTATGATTTTTGGGGTTAAGCAAGTAGATGTTAGGCTAAGCGATATATCTAGTGTCGGTGGAAAGACGGGATTACTTCTTGGTGAAATAACAATAGGTACTGCGGGGCAAAACTATACAATCAAGAATGTCGTTAAAGGCACTGTCATTCCATTTACTAACCTTATTAACGAAACTCGCAACTCAAAAAGCCAGAAAGCCAAAAATCAGGATGAAGTAGCTTCAAACGATCTTGTTACGCAGATTGAACGCCTCGCAGCACTAAAAGAAAAAGGCGTGCTGAGTGATGAAGAGTTTCAACAGCAAAAACATCGTATTCTCAACGGTTAGCCATGTCTGTAAGAAAACTTTCTAGCGGTGAATGGGTTGCAGATTTTTATACTGTTAACCGTAGTGACGGAAAGGAAGGTAAGCGCGTTCGCAAAAAATTTGCGACGAAGGGAGAGGCGCTGGCCTTTGAGAATTACACTCTACAAAAAATTGAAGATGCGCCCTGGCTTAATGTTGGAAAGGAAAAGCGCCGCCTCACTGACCTTATTCACCTTTGGTTTGATCGTCACGGCATTACCCTTCGTGATGGTGAGAAGCGTAAAAGCTCTATGCTATGGGCGAGCGAATGCATGGGCTCGCCATTGGCCGTAGAATTTAGCGCACAGCTTTTCACAACTTATCGAGCCAAAAGGCTTGAAGGTCATTTTGCACGAACTAAGCGCATTAGCCGCGTGTCTGCTCGCACTATGAATCTTGAGCATGCGTATTTTTTAGCCGTGTTCAATGAACTCAAAAGGCTTGGCGAATGGTCAGCCCCTAACCCACTGGAAAACGTAAGACAGTTTCGCACCGATGAAAGCGAAATGGCATTCCTTACAGAAGAACAGATAGAGCTGCTTTTGCTTGAGTGTCGCAATAGTTCTGCACAAGACTTAGAGATGATTGTAAAAATCTGCCTGGCAACAGGCGCTAGATGGAGTGAAGCTGAAAGCCTTAGGCGTGCACAGATAATGGCAGGCAAAGTCACTTTCACAAAAACGAAGGGAAAACGAAACCGCACGATTCCTTTGGATCCCGAACTAATTGCAGAGTTACCAAAGCGAAACGGCGCACTGTTTACACCTTGCTATTATGCATTCCGGAATGCCCTTGACCGAGCAGGTATAGAGTTGCCCGCAGGCCAGCTTACTCATGTGTTGCGACATACCTTTGCATCACATTTTATGATGAATGGGGGTAACATCCTCGTGCTACAAAAAATACTCGGACATACCGATATTAAGATGACTATGCGCTATGCTCATTTTGCGCCAAACCACTTAGAAGAAGCCTTGAGACTTAACCCTCTCAAGTGTCGCAAAACTGTCGCACAAGCTTAGAATTATTGCCCTATATTGGCCTATATTGATTTTCTAAATATCTGTTTTTGAAGCAAGTTATTGTTTTTTGGTTGGTTGTTATGGTTCTCATAATCGCTTGGTCGCTGGTTCAAACCCAGCAGGGGCCACCAGATACAGCAAGGGCTGGAGAGAAATCTCCAGCCCTTTTGTTTTTTTGGGGATACTCCCACCAGCTAATCGTAAAGCCATCGTCCAGCCCTCTCTGACTCAATAAGCATTCTTACGGTCAGCGGATCTGGTGGGGTGCGATCTGTTTTCAGCTTTGCCGGCAAAAGAAAATTAGGTAGGAAAGGAGTCCCGACCGGAGGGTAATACTTCAGCCAGTCAATACTGCTGCAATCCACTCCATAACGTTCAGAAAAGCGCTCCATCATTGCAAAAACATCTTCGAAAACAGTCATCGAATCTCCGGATGTAAGGGAGTCATCAATCCCAAGCCTGTTTGCCGAAAGTTCATCCCTAACGAACTGTAAAATTTCTGCCTCTTTATCGCCATTCATACCCGACGCTCCGGTTCTACGATGAGATTAAAACGCCATATGCTGTTCCGAGTGATCATAATCAAGTCGTATGCAGTGATAATCACACCCACCCATGAATACAGTTGCATCTGGGTCACCAGATCATTGCCAGCACTAGCCCCGCACAGCATCACGAAAATTACGTAACGCATGCAAAACGATCAGTAACTAAAGGGGAGCTCGTATTTTAGAAGCGCGTTTATTGGTGCTTCTCACGCGTTATAGCACGATAAATTTTACCCACTACATACACGGTCAGAATCCCGAATAATATCGATGAAACCGCAAAAAAAAGCATCGCCGAGAGGGAAGGACTGAACAAACCGCCAAGGCTCGTAAAATCGCTAAGCCTGGCAAGAGTATCATTGGGAACCTTCCTTAATATAATCTCAGGAATTATTAGGAATGAAATAATTGCCACTGTAACATAAATGAGTATTTTTCGACTTTTTTTCATCTTTAACCTTGCTCATGTGAGCGACCATGCTCAATCATTAGCCAACAATGTTACAACAAGGCATCTCGAAATGGCATAAAAGTGTCTTAAGTGGAAATAAGAAACAGACAGAAATATGGCGATAGCTGTAATAAGGGCATTAAGAGAGATTCATGAAGGCCAACTGATCATAATTAATTCTGCCATGAAATGATGTCGCCCAGACCTGAGAGCAGGCCAGGAAAATAGCTCTCATCAATATTGAAGGAATCCTCAAGCGTAATACTGTCAGCATGGTTCTCAGGCTTCAGAACCATCCTGACGCCAACAGTACCGGCAAAATGTGCCTGGTGAAAATTAAGGGCTACCTCATCGAATGCCGAGGTTAAATTAATATCCTTAAATTTCATCCCATTTTTTATGGCCTGATGGAAACCATACATATCATTCCTGGACTGCTGCAACTGCCCGACAAAAAATTCTGCTGCAAACTCAGTTTTTAATGCAGGAATTGAGAATTCAACCCATACCATAATACGGCTATAGGCTAGCTCCTCGGACTCAGTCAGTCTTTCATAGGGCATTAATTTAAGATGTCTGGTACCACTTGTGATATCTATCATCACTCCCCCTTTACGACATGTACTGAAAATGCATGATAGTGCAGTCAGCCTCCCTAACCAAAGCCTCAAGGCAGCATGACTTTTAAATGTAGCTACCTTTATTGTGCCTGTCTTCTCGCACGCTTCGTTCGCTCCCAATGCTCAATGATTGACCTTGATTAGCTGCGTGATCGGGTTAAGTACCGGTAAATTTTTTTCGTTAAGAAAATGATAAGTATCCCGAAAAAAATGGAGGTCAAACCAAGAAAAATGAGCAGCGAGAGAAGATGACTGAAGAGCCCTCCAAGGCTTGTAAAGTCACTCAGCCGCGCAAACTGCTCTGGCGTCAGTACACGAATAACCACTTCTGGAATGGTTAGAAAAGAAATAATCACTACTAAAACATATATTGTTATCCTACCGCTTTTCTTCATTGTCTTCCATGCTACTTCTGATGGTGAGGATCAATTATTTACGGATAAATAATACCAGACATGTTCACTTACCTCTTAATTTTGCTGCGCCGTATGAAAGTACGTAACTGACAACGAATGCCCCAAGGCATCCAGCTAACTTCATCCACGTACTTTCGAACCAGATAAAAGAGCCTACAGCAAAAATGACAGCCAGAAAGGTAACGGCTTCCTTAAGTGCGTGGGATATTAACATTTTTGCAAGTTTCACTTCCGGTTATCCCCTAAAATGATCTTTACCCGGTCAAGTGTTCCCGATCCTGATGACCATCGCTACCCATGGAGCTCGTATGTCCCTAACCAGTCTAAACAACCCCTTAATCATTGCCTCGGTGGAAGTATCTGATGGTCAAGGGCATATTGGCATGACAATTTGTCC